GAAGACAAGGTTACGTTATAAAATGTAACACCCGTTGATAAACCAGCTCCTCCTAAAATAGAAACAGAAGTACTTGAACAACTGATTGTAGAAGTCCCAGCATTAAAAGTTAGATTTGTGTTTGTGGAAAAGTTTATCGCAGTACCAGCACTCAACGTCACCGTACTGCTACCCAGATTGATCGTGCGGGTGTTGCTGTTGCTGGACGACAGGGATGTTGCAGTGACGTTGTAGTTGTTGGTGGTGAAGGTTCCTTGGGTCACCGTAACTGCGCCGGAAGATGTCAGCGCATCACCGAGGGTGGTCGTAATGCCTGAGCCGCTTACATCAATCGGCCCAATCGTTTTCCCAGCAGTTGTAAGCGTACCCGTCGCATTAAAGGTTATTGTTCCGCTGTAGGTAACTGTCATTCCAGCTACTAGGGTCACACTTCCTGAAATCGTTATTGCTGCTGATCCGGCTAATGTTCCGGTAAACCCTGTGCAAGTAATTGACTTCGCACCCGTATTCCCTGAAGCAATCGTAACGGTCACCGCACCGCTGTTAGCATCAAAGTACACATCATCCGAACTTGTAGGCACAGCAGCGCCACCGGCACCACCAGACGTAGTAGCCCACTTAGTGCCTGCCGTACCATCCCAACTGGCAGTTCCGCCGACCCAATAACGGTTCGCCATACTTAAATCTCAGCTTTAACGTACTTCACGCCGTTGATTTCAATGTACTCTTTTACCGGCTCGGGTTCTACAGGCGCAGGGGCGGGATTCTCTACTGCATTTACCCAGTTGTTGAAGCGTTCATCTTTCATGGCTTCAATCTGAGCTAACGTAAAGTTATGGTTATCAGGCAAATGTAGTGCATCAGCAAACTTGCCCCAAGTTGCGTGGTGACGTTCAAAATCAATCTTCATTTAAGCCTCCTGAGCTACAGCAACCGCATCCCAACGGTCATCTGCTGCATTGTAAATACACCCAACATAAACTGTTTTGTTAATCACAGTCGTTGTGGGCAACGTAACACCAATCGCACGAAATGCCTTGCTTGAACCTGTTGTCCAAGTTAACGCTCTTGCCGTGCCATTGTCTTTGATTCGGAACGTCGTGCGTTGACCATCTGTCGGCGTTCCTGCATCTGCATTTATCGTCAGCGCATTAGCTAGCGCCGAGAAACTCTGCTGATCATAACTATCACTGTTCCAAGCAAAGGGCGATGCTGTCGTCGTCTGGGCATTGCAACGCTGTGTGATGCGTTTGTTGGTAAGTGTTTGTGTTGCAGAAGTTCCTACATTTGCAATACTGGTTGCTACACGAACAAAATCCGACCCATTCCACGCGACAAAAACATACTCGCCTGCCGTTACTGTTATGCCTGTTGTTGGGCCTGCGCCGCGAATCACAATAGATTGTGAGCCGCCTGTAGCGTTAATTACAATATATGACTTGCTTTGTGCAGGCGCAGTGATGTTCCTTGTCGTTGAACCTGATGCCGTCCACAAAATGATTGCTTGTCGGGCTTGATTTGCGACGCCTTGAGTTGACGTAAGCGTTACGTCTGCATCACTGCTTATAGTCGTAGTTCCGGCTACTGCGGTGTCTAGTAATGATGTAATTGCATCATTAACAGTATCGCCCCAAGTTCCGGATTCTGTTCCGGTGACGGGTTTTGCTAACCCCAAAAGCGTCGTGTAGTTGATCGTCATGTCACAACCTCATTCCAATTCGCGCTTTGCGATGAATTAATTTGAGTCCAGCTTGGGCTTTGCGTACTATTAATGCTTTGCCAATTTGCAACTTGGGAATCGTTTATAGGTTCCCAGAAAAACCTTGCCGTAAAACTATCTGAAAGCTGCTGCAATTCAGTAATTGCTACAGCGTAAATACTTCCCCCGGCGCCAACATCATCTTCTATAGGCATTAGCTCTGAAATAGATGCTAACGCTACTAAAGTATTGGTAATGCTATCTACAGCCGTTTGTATTTCTGTTAGCAATGCAGCCGCTAAAAGCACACTGCTTACACTATCTGAAACTATTTGTGTTTCACTTATGGCGCCAGAGATTTCATGTTGAGATGTAACACTATCTGCTGCTGACTGGGTTTCTGAAATACTTTCCGTTACAACATGCACCGATACAATGTTATCCGAAGCAGATTGGTTTTCACTTATTTGTGCCGCAGCATCTAATTGAGCAGACATTCCATCTGCTATTACTTGTATTTCCGAAATCGCCACAGGTATGCTTACAACCCCGGTGGGAGCGTCTGATATTGTCTGTGCTTCTGATAAATCTGCTAACTGAACTTGTGTGTTTGTAAATGTATCTGATCCAATTTGCGTTTCTGCTATGGCCGCAGTTGCTACTAACAATGAAGTTACTGTGTCAGCGGCAGTCTGTGTTTCAGCTATAGCATTGGTTGAGACCAGTATTGAAGTAACAGAATCGGTGGCAACAGAAGTTTCAGAAAGGGCTTCCGTATATAAGGACATCCCCCATCCGACCTGACCCCACGTTCCTGAACCCCATCCAGGCATTTCACACCTTTACTAAGTCATCTTCTTTGAACCAACGCTGTTGTGTATTACCTTCAGCGTCTGTCCATAAGACCAAATAAGAAATATTTCCTTCTTGGTCTACCCCTAGTTGCAAGATACTACCTTGTGGCGCTGGTTTGTTTAAACGCACCTCATCGTTAATTTTAAAGTTTGCGGCCATGATTACACCGTAATTGTTGTCGTATAAGAAACATTTAATGTATCCCCAGAGGCTACTGTCCTATCCCCGCCCGTAAAATCTTTGGCTGAATAAAGTGTTCCAGATGTACCGCCTTTGGTGCTGTTGTTCACTACAAACCCACCGGCAATTGTTGCCGATCCATTGATGGTAAATGATGAGGCAGCAGAAGTGCTTATGGCTGCTGATGACGCTGCTGCAAATGTAATTGCCGGTCTTGTAGCATTTGAATACGTTGTGTTTTCTGACCAACCAGCATGAGAAGACATCGTGTCACTTGCACTGTAAGTCGTCCCTGATCCCGGCCCTGTTACAAGACCCATATACCAAGCTGCCGTGTAGCCAGAACCAGTAAACGTCGTGTCTAACATATAGTTAGCGCCTACTGTTGTCACTTGGTTTTTCATTACTTCTTTCCATTTGAGATTGCCATCTTTGTCATAGCATTCAAAAGTAAAGTACCCCGTCAAAAACATTTCTTCTTTCACCAAAGATCCGCGTTGCACTGATGCTAAAGCATCGTCATGGGCGTTGATATTTTCAATTGATTCCATCATGCAATCCTTAAAATAGCGTTAGTAGCATTATTAGGCGGGAAAGTAATAATTAAATCTTGCGCCGTTTTAGTAATATTAACTCCGAAGTTCAAAACACATACAGACCGATTTGCTTTGGTGGAGTTATAGATCAACGCGCCATTGGTTGTTAATGTCACGCCTGAGAACGTGAGATTGTCAAAAGACCAATATGCAGTTGTTCCAGAAAAGGTAGGCGTGATGTTTGTGAGAGCAAGCCCCCCGGCGGTGTAACCGGTTCCACTGGCTTCACCCGCTGATGTGTACGCAGTCGTTGAGGCACCGATATCCGCGTTTGCTGTGTATAGAGCAAGTTTAAATACATCTCCAGATCCTGTTGTAAAGTCATGAATAGCTTGAGCTAACTCAACTTTAAAACTTGTCGTCATGGTTTGGATTAGTGCCATCACACCACCTTATCACGCACTTGCCCAGAACGATAAGCGTCCTGACGCTCTAAACCATCTCCAAGACGTTTTGCAAGAATTAACGCTTCTTTGTACTTTGCGCTTATATTGGCAATCTGGTCCGGCTCTGCCTTTAAAAACGTAGAAGCTTCTACTAACGCGCCATACAATAATACCGAATCTATGTTGTCACTCAACCATGTTGTCGTGGAATCAACATTACCCAAAGAAATTGACGATGGGTAATAAAAATAATGCAATTCAATGCTATAGCTGCTATTTGGTGTTGGCCCCAATATGAATGTCAACTCTTTAGGCAATGTTGGGTAATCAGGACCAAACAGCGCATAGCAATAAGGCAACCCTGTGTCGCCTGTCGGGATAGGGAACGATTCCCTAATAAAGTTAACGTCTTTGTTTAAAAGATACTTATATGATCCGTCGGTATCAATAACAGCCATAGAGTATGGGGCTAGAAAGTCAGACGGGCATTGAAGATACTGGTTATTAACAGTGCAATTACCTGTGACATTTTTACGCAGGCTTGGGAACTGAATTGTATTAAAAATTCTTTGCTCTGCCTGCGTTGTAAACGTCGTCAAACTATCAACGGAAAACGTAGTCTCCAGATAATCTTGAATCTGCGTTTTCAGTTCGCCCCAGTTCACGCCATCGGCCCTCTGCTCATAACACCTTTGGTTGCACAACCCGTACCACGCATCTTAATGCCAGATGTTTTGATCTGCGTATTAGGATTCATGGCAACGCCTGATGTAGGACGCCAATCAGGAACAAAGTTATAAGGCATTTCTTTTCCGGGGTTGGTGGATGCCGTTAACTTGGCGCCTTTCATCGTATGCGGTTCTGCATAGACCTCAGCAGATCCAACTTCTTTCCCGCCTTTTTTCATTGAATATTTCATGACTTATCCTTGGTTGCGCGCACGGGCTACATTCCGGCCCATTTTCCTCATCATCTCTGAAGTAGGTCCGCCTTTGCGTAGCTTGGTCATTGGTTTACCAGGATGCATGGCTTTTTCATGCTTATGCACCGCCCCAGCAATCATCTTTTTATCCTGCTTCATATCATTTTTCATGTCATTTCCTATGAGACTGAAACGCTGTTTAACAAGGTTTGGCCTATAAGATGATTTGGTGTTAAACCAGCATCATCTGCTCTTGCGCCGCCAACGGGGTTAAACCCCCATTCTATGATCCGACTACCTTCTGAAGGAACGCCTGTATAAAGCGGGTCGGTACTAACAACATTATCAACTGTTTGCATCCCGTTATAACCTGACTGGTAATACGAATTGGAATCGGGACGAGGATTCCTTACTGCTTGCGGGTCATTGACCGGATACATACCCAACTGTAATTGCGGCTGATCAGGTTCCCAGCACGTCGGACATACCAATATATTGACATTTTTTGTCTTGATTGTCAGCGGTTTAAGCTGTTTTAGCTTATAGCGAAACCCGCAGCGATCACACTGCGATATCGCATACTTACCGCTGGCAAACTGATTAGGCATTTCCGCCGGTCCCTAAAAATGACTGACGTGGAATAAATCTAATAGGCGCCTTCTCCCGGTCCTCGTCGGCTGCTAATTGCCAAGCTTCATCGTACATAGCTTTTAACATAGGCATTCTTTCCATAGCTTGTGGGATTTTCATGGATAACTTATAAGCCAATCCCGCCGTTAAAGCTTCTTGGAACCTAAAAGGAATATCTTCTACATTGATACCATTGCCTGCGTCTTGAAGCCTTCTTAGGCGCCAATAAATTAAATAGTAATAAGGCGTTGAAATAGAGCCTTGATCGGGCGCAGGCCATACCGTTACATTAGGAAACTTTGTGTTTGTCAACGTGTCATTGACAGAATGGGTAGACGCTGTTGTATTGTTTTGACCACGCAATACGTTGTTTAGCGTTGGGAAGATAGATGTACCTGTTGCGACATTTTCCTGCGCTGTGCTAGTACCGTAGTAATAAATTGTCTCTGTGCCTATTGTGGCGTAGCCAGCATAAGGAACATTTGCTAGATTATTTATTGGGATTGTTGTTGCCGTTGAACTAATTGATTGGGCTAGCGTACCCGTGAAGATATAGCTTGTACCACCCTGGCGATCAATGTAGATCTGGATGGGTCTGCCCGTTGCTAACTTGTTGGGGATCGTGGAGTAAGTGCTTACTGATATGCGACTGATATTAATGTCAACCTGATTAGTACCTGTCCCGGTTCTGATGATGGTTTCAACCAAATCTACCGTGTTAATAGGAAGCGGGTAAGTAATCTGATTTGCCATCAACATAATAGATCCTTGCTCCAAGGCCCACATATTGATCCCACGATTGGCCCACTCAGTAAGCATAAGGTTTAAACTTCTCCGCGCCGTTCTTAAGTCATAGCCAGACCTGAGTTCTGCGCCGCAGCGTTCAAATGCCTCTTCTACTAACTCATTTAAGTTAGGATTGAATGTGGTAGTTCCTGTGGTACTCATTTACCTACCTTCCGAAATGGTGCCACCTTTTTGGCAATTGCTTTGGGTTGGGCAACAAACTGATGCCCTTTTGCTTTTCCTTCACGCTTGGCTCTTGTGGTAGCCGCGTATTCTGCACTTGAAAGAGATTTGATCGCCGCCTCTGGGAGATAGCGTTCCCCAGTATCAGATGACTTTTTGCCACTTTTAGTTGTCCAATTTTGGCGCCCCCAAGCTTTGAGGGATTGTTGAGGAGCTTTCATCTTAATCTCTGTAGCTGCCACCAGCAGCTTTATATTTCTTAGCTACAAGTTGTGCCTTCCTCGCGGACCAACGCCCAGCGCCAGTCCCATGTGTAGCTGCGGCTTTTACTTGAGCAACAATACGCTTACGAAGCTCGGGCTTTGTATAGTTACCTGCTTCGTTAACAGAGCCACCTTCTTTGAATTGAAGAAAGTCCGTATTATCCCGGCGCTTCTTTAACTTGGGCATTTTACTTGGGCTGATTGCGCCCATTCCTCGGGAGGGCATCATTTCGTTACTCCTGACATGATTCCTACATCCGCTATTGGACCATAGGACCGAGTGTATTCTGGCGGAGGTATGTAGAAAAATCCACCTATTTCCGGAGGAGGAACATTTGGGTAACCATAATCTACATATTCTTGAGGTTTTTGAGTAGGCATTACAAACACTGGGAAAGTCGGAAAACTTGGTGTAGTCGGTTTTATGGTTGGTGGTGTAGTTGTAGGCGTGACTGTAGGCGTGGTTGGTTTAACCGGTTCCACCGGATTTATGGGCGTATTGATAATGGTGTCAATAACCTGTTGATCAACAGGCGTAAAAACAAATTCTCCCGGCTTTATTACTGACGTTGGCGGCTGCTCAGTTATTACAGGGGGCTGCTCAGTTACTATAGGAGGTTCTACATTAATTGGAGTAGTGATTTTTATTGGCGGCGGTGTAATGGTTGGCGTAAGTTGTTGAGTCTGTTGCTGCTGTTGTTGCTGCTGTTGTTGTTGCTGTTGTTGTTGCTGCTGAGTCTGTTCTTGCTGAGTCTGCTGTTGCTGTTGTTGCTGTTGCTGCTGAGTCTGTTGCTGCTGAATCTGTTCTTGCTGTTGCTGTTGTATATCTGGCTGAGTTACAACTTCTGGCTGGACTACTATATCCGGCTGAGTTCCTATACCCGGTTGGGCAACAATCTCTGATTGAGCCTCTGGTTGAGTAACTGGTTTTGTTTCTGGGGATGTAGAAACAATTCCAAAATCTGTGGATGTTCCCACTGTTGGCGGGAGTGTTGAAACAATTCCCGTGTCAGTCGGGCTTGTTATAACAGGTTCCGTGACCACAGGCTCGGTTACAACTGGTTGCGCTGTTTCGCTAGAGACAGGTAATGTTGAAACAATCCCTGTAGCCGGGGGTACGGCGGCAAAAATATTTGTAGCTTGATTAATAGCGCCAATTACAGCAGGAAGCTGATCAAGTTTTAATGTTCCATTGTCTACAAACTGTTGTAGTACATCATTGAGCTTTTCAGGTGTTGCGATCTGACCGTCTTGAATTCTTTGAATGGCGCCGTCAACAACAAACTTTTGATTATCGGCTGGCATAACAATCTGCCGAACCGCGTTAATACTTTTGTCTAAATTGCCAGCATCAGATGAAATAACAACCATTCCTTGAGGCGTATTAACAACACGCGCGGGGGTAAGTCCATCATTAATTGTTGAGATAGATGGCGAATCTAACGCTTCCCCAGAAATACTTGGTATAAGTTTCCCGTCAAGGGTGTCCTTATACCTTATGTCCCCAATACTTTCATCAAGTTTTTTGCCTATGTCAGCAAGTGTCGGGCTTCCATAATAAGAAGCCATTTCTTGTTCAGATCCTTTGTTAATCCAGGTGCTTGAAGTTGGGTTTCCATTTGCATCGTATTGTTGGCTTATTCCAAAAAATGGGTACCACTGCCCTGAAGGTACGCCTTCTTTTCCGGCAAGTCCTGTGCTTAAGTAGAAAGGAACTTGCGCCCCGTCAACATCAACTAACACAATCTTTCTTTGGTTGTAATCAACAATAGGAGAAGTACTGCCGTCTGCCAAAGGTATTTCTTTGAATGTCAGCCCTGATGTTTTTTCTTCGGGCGTTATAAGCGTTCCAGTGTTATCAATAATCTCATCAATTACATCTGCTGGTGGTTCAGTAATAATCCCTGTTGGAATAGATGGGGGTTCAATATTGATTCCGTCAGGCAACTTTGGCGTTTTGCCTACCACTTCAATACTTGCGCCGGGGACTTTATTGGCACCTTGCGTCACTTCAGGAACCGGCTGAACACCTATCTTGCCTGCGGTATATTGTTGTACCGCATTCCCCAACTCTGACGTTGCTGCAACTTTACCCCCAAGAAACGCCCCTACTGCGCCGTTTGTCGCAGCTTCTGCATCACTCTTGCCAGTCATCTTGGCTATAGTAAATTCTTCAAGGTACTCGGAGGTCATTTCCTTGATGGTCTTGGCAACTGGCCCACCTATCCCGGGGATCATGGATATAGCGCCAGTAACAACAGCCGCGATGCCTGCGTCTGATGCTGCTAACTTAGCGTATTCCTTGTCTGTTTTTATTGCGTTGCCAGCTTTGATATCAGCTTGTTTTAATTCATTTGCTTTTTGCAAAGCTTGTGCACCGGATGATTCGGCAACATTGAGAATAAAAGATCCTACTAACTTACCCGGGCCTGTTAACAACAACTCTGGGTTTTGAACAAGTTCTTCGCCAAATAAAGTAAAAGCTCCAACTGGGTTGTTTTTAATTGCATTTAATATCGCATCTCTTTGATCTGCACCAGACGGTTGTCCTGATTCGTTTTTATTTGCAGCAGCTTGCATGTCCCTATAAACGTCTTGAACAAACTTATTCGCAGAATCATTGACAAACTCAGGACGCATAATTCTTCCTTGAGTTTCAATGTCTTGGAAGAAATTAATAAGTTTTTGAGTGCCAGAATCATCAAGTCCTAGTTTTAAAGCAGCTTGCTGCGCTGCTCCTGAATAAAACTTACCAAGTTCTGCAATACCAACTTGCGCCGTGCCAGTAAGAGCGTTAACAAAATTATTTAGTTTTGAGTATCTTCCCAAAGACTCTTGAGTAACATTTCCTTCCGCATCAAGTATTACTCTGTCGCCGGTAATATTGTTAATAACTTGTTTTGTACCATTAGGCAAATCAGTTGTGGTTAAGTACGCAGGTCTATTTACCCTGTTATCAACAGCTTCGGTAATAAGATATTCTTCCCCCGACTTAGGCAAAGAAGCGCCTGCTGTTGAACCAGCAGTAATGTCTGACGTATAAACGGTTTGATAAAATGTTGCCCCAGGCGGCAAGCCTGAAACTACCGTTCCAAGATATGACTTAATCTTGCTGTTTCCATCAAGAATAAGTTTGCCACCAAGAACTTCTGTTCCTTGGCCTTGTGGCAAATACTGCGTAACCGTATCGTTTCTTAGGTCCCGTATATAAACTGTTCCATTCGGCCCTTCGTAATATTCTAGGACGGGAACATAAGCAACGTCTTCTGAAGTTACAACGGCTTCTCCTGTTACTGGGTCAGTAGTAATTTTCGGGCGCCCTTGAATAATTGTAATAGACCCGCTGGGTATAACTTCAGTTTTCGTTTGAGAACTTGATTCCGTAGATACTTTTGTAGAATCATCTAAAAATATAGGGTCCCCATTCCCAGTAACTGCTAAACCCGCGTCAATAACGTCGCTCAATGTATTATCGGGCTTAGTTGTATCTTTCCCTTGAAGCTGCGCGACTTGGTTTTCATTAAACGCACCAAAATCTACGGGCTGACCTGATGTAATAGAAGAAACGCCTGATGCAGCATCCAATCCTATATTGTCAAAGATACCTTTATTTTGATTAATAAATGTTATGGCTTTAGAGGGATCTAATAATGCCTGTAAATTTTTCCCTTCAGATGCAATTGTATTAAGCAGAAGTTTAGTCTGTGCAGCGTTTAAACCTGTTTCTTCTTGAATTGCTTTGCTAATCGTTGGAGATACACCTGCAACTAACATTTGCTTCGGGTCTATTTCTCCCGTAGCGATTAATTGAGTGACGGCGTTCCCAACAGCTTTGTCCACTCCTGAGGGTAGATTTAAATCACCTAGCGCCGTATTAACTGCATTGGTAGCAAGTTGCCCTATTACTGGCGCTACACCGCCAGTGATAAATCCTTTTTCAAAACTTCCCCCGCCAGCCTCTGCCATAAGGCCCTGAACTGTGCCATTAACAAGTACAGAGGCGGCATAAGGCGCTACTGATGACGATACGCCAGCAGCCATTAAATGGCCTGTTAGACCTGTCCCGGCAACCATTTCTCCACCTAACGCGGCTAGTTCTACGCCTCCAACGGTGGTTCCAATTAACTCTGGAAGTATTTGCGGAGCAACAATTGCTGCCGCAAAAGCAAGCATCATTCCTATTTCTTGCTTGTCTGAAGTATCCTCAAATGTTGTAGAAAACACAGGGGCGCCAGAAGCATCTAATTTAACTTGGTAGTTAGTGCCGCCTTCACCTGTATAAGTGGCGCCTAAGTAAGGAGAAAACTCTTTTCCTGTAGCCGGGTCAATATATTTGGTCGTAAAAGATCCAAGCTCTCCACCACCTTCTGGATTTGCAGTGGACTCGTAAACTTCAGTGGGTTTGTACTTAGAAATTTCTGCAATATCTGTAATGCCCTGGTTTAATAGATTTCTTGCCATATCTAGCGCAACTTGATCTATAACTTTTGGCGCCTTTCCTTCAGGGAATAACTTGCTGGCTTCATCATAATTAAAGCCAACACTTTGTCCTTCTGTTTGATATACCCCGCCGCTTGAAGATTTCAAATCAAAATTTTGTTTGATTTGATCTGCCAAGTTAACCAACTGTATTGCGTCGTATTTGTTGCCTTGATAGTCTGAAACTTGAGTTCCGCCAAGAGATTCTTTAAATTCTTGTGCGCTTGATATATCTTGCAGTGTTTTAACAGCTTCTTCTTGTTTTTCGGGCGCGGCAATATACTTTGCTACCTCTGTAAAAGGAATGCTGTTTTGTTTTGCAAAATCAATAATTTCAGAATAATCAAGACGGTTGTCTGATTTTTCTAATTCATTAAGCGCTTCTGTAATAAACGTATCCCGACGATATTTATTTAATGAATTAAGATCTGATTTTTCAAGGTTTAATATTTTTACAGCTGCGTCATCCGTAAGGTTTTGTTTGTCAATAAAAGATGTAAGATCTTTATATGACATAGGGGATTCTTTTGAGAACCCTTTGGCAAAGTCATTGTATTCCTCTCGGATGGCTCTCTGCTCTGGCGTATATTTACTTTCTTCGGATAATTGTGTAACTAATTTATCTTGAGAACCAAAAAATTGGTTAACAAAGTCTTCAATACCAATCCCTCTGCGATCTATTTCGTTTAGGATTTCATTTAATGTCAGTCCATTTTCACTTGCAACTTGTAAATTTTTTGTTGTTAAAGCATCTGCATCAAGCCTGTTAATTGCACTTGTTGTGTCTTCAGCTTTTATATTTGCAAATGCACTTAAATTATCTTCTGGCGCAATGTTATTTTTACGCAGAGTGTCTGCTACGTTTCCTAAATTATTATTAATGTAAGTTGTTAACTGAGCGTCTGTTTTGCCCAGCATTTTTGCAAGATTCTCAAAACTGATGCTGCTTTTTATTGCTTGTGCGATAGCTGCGTTCTGATCAACCGTTGTGCCTTTGTCTGTAGTTTGAAACAAAGGCGATAGCTTTTCATAGTCTTTTTGGTAGACCATAGCATCTAATATGCTATCTTGTGTCTGGCCTTTTAAAACATCTTTTAAGGCGGCAGCTACGTCAATATAAGGCAGCTTATTATCATCTGCGTATTTGACAATTTTTTCATATGTTAGGGTTTGATTTTTCCCTGATAAAGCAGAAACACCTAAAATAATATCTGCGGCTGATTGACTCCCTACAACTTTATTAAATGATTTAGTTATAGTGTCTTCAGGAATATTTAATTCTTTTGCAATATCAGAAACTTCTTCTTTAGAAAACCCGTTTTGCAAAGCTGTTGTTACAGCCTCATCAACCTGTTTTTGTTGGGCAACTTCAGCATCAGTTAATACCGGAGT